TTTAATATCTAGCAGACCAAATGCCGATTTAGCCCGAAAATACAGAAAAACTTTATTAGAAAACGAGACTTTAGAACAAGCTTAACTGCACTTCTTTTTCTTTGTAGAATCGGCCCATGAGTTGTTTGTAACGGTCTTTTGAGCCGTTGAAATACAGCTTTTCTTTTGTTGTCGATTTTGTCGAACCGACCGAAGCCGCCATCATTTGCGGCTTTTCAAATTCAGCGACGCATTCAAACGGCGCGTCATATTCTGACAGGAACGCCGGAATTTTCAGCGACGAAAACAGATCGTAAAAGCGTTCGTAATCAAATTTAAAATCATACTCGTGCGTTCCCTTATAAGGAGGGTCAAAATAAACTATATCGAACTCGCTATAATCCACATCAAATAAATCCAAGCGTTCCAAGCGTTCCAAGCGTTCCAAGCGTTCCAAGCGTTCCAAGCGTTCCAAGCGTTCCAAGCGTTCCAAGCGTTCCAAGCTTTGAAGCCGTTGCACGAACTCCAGCTTTTGCAGGCGTCCGTCGTCATCGTTATTATTTGTAACGATGTCAAAAAATTTTCTGTAATAGCTTCGTCTCTCAGACAACGTTTCAGCCGTAAGCATCTTTTCAGCGATTAGTTTATACTCTTCTATTGACTCACCATAAATATACGATTTGCCGTCATTGCCGAACGACGCGCAATATTTGTTGACACAATCTTGAATATCAAAATCGCCGTTTTTAATTCGCTGAATACTGTTAAAAAAATCAACACGCGAACACGCCGCCGGGTGTTCGTACTCTATTTGTCCTTTATTGATTAGAACGGCATCCAACAGCTTTATTGTAGCCAGGTTAATATCATTACCGACAACGGCACTCCAGCGCATACTCATGGCCGCCGCCATCAAGAACGCGCCACCACCACAACAGGCATCGAGAATCTTACCGCCCGGAGGGATCGCGTTTACAACATCATCGACGATTGAATTTTTAGATCCCATGTAAGGAATGCCGTATTGCATAAGCTCTAATCGTTTATTTCGTTGATAATCCCGCCGATAATCACAAACAAAAGAATCAAGTTCATTTTGATTTCTTATCCCTTGAATTTTGTTCCATGCCTTTTAAAAGGCCCATGATAAATTTCACGTTTCCGCCAAACTTTGAAAAATCGTTTTTCAAATCCCGGAAGTTTTCGTCGATTTTTTTCTCGACGTTACTGAATCGCAAATCGCCTTTATCCAATCGGCGTTCTATGTTGTTCATGCGCACGTCATATTCAGCAAAACGCTCGTCATAATTTTTTTTAGAAACAACGCGGTCGCTTTGAATACCGCTTGTCTTTTCATCAACTTTCTTTGTCTTTGCGTCCGAATGGAACGCCTTGATTATTGCCAAAATCGAAGCCGCTATTGCCCCGATGTCAATGCCTGTAAAGTCCATTCAATCCCCATAAGACAAACAAGTTAATACGATTTAAAATAAAAGCGGCTGCCCAGAAATCGTCAAACCGGGCAACCGCAACGCCCTAACGGAGTTAGGGTTAAGGCATCATGATTTTGGCTTTACCGTCGCCAGCAAAGGCGAAAGAAACTTCACCTTCGCCACCGCTCACGGACTGGTCATCGACGAACGACGCATCCGGGAAAACGATAGTTTGTCCGTTCGGACATTCCAGCATGACGGTTGCTTTTTTTGTCTCGCGGAGAGCGGCCAAATCCAAAGACGGCGTAAACGCAAGCGTTCCAGACACGCTGCAATTCACGTACTCTTCTTTTGTGAAGGTTTTTCCGTCAACCGTATTAATGACAGTTTGTTTCAAACCGCCCACGTCATACGTCGGATCACCTTTCAGATAATAACGTTGACTGTTTACAAATAAACGATGACGACCACCGATAGCATCCATAATCGGCCCCCTTTATCTGAACTGCAACTTCGTTGCAACTGTGAAGAGTTGACGCATCAAAGTAGCGGGTAACAAGAAGTCAAGCCTGTACTTATTCTGCGCATTGATTTCAACAACAAGGTACTTCGCGAACGTTTCGGCATCCTGGGCAACGCCAATCTGCATCCAGTAATCGAATCTGGAGAGCGCTTCGGCACGGCCTTTTTTCGGAGTCATGACAACTTGTCCTTCGCCGTATTCGTAGCCATCGCCAGCGAGCTTTGCACGCTTGTACTTATTAGCCATGTAGTTATTCCAATCCCAACGGATAAAGAACAACGTAAAGACAGTTTCAAGCTGCTTGTAACTGTCATCATCCGCGCCGGATTCATTTGTCTTGTACGTCGTTATTGTGCGACGCAAATAGACAGTGCCATCCGGGGTGGAATTGAGCAACGAGCCACCGGCGAGAAGCATTGCGTTTTCTTCGCTAAGGTTCTTGCGGTCTTTCATGGCCGGAGCTAAAACGCCCTTTACAGACAGGTTGCTGAGCGGCATTGCCGGGTCAGCTTCTGCGGATTGGGCAATCACGGCAGCACCAGCCGCCGCAATTTCGAACGACGTTGTCGGAGAAAGCGGAAGCGGCAAATCGACAAGCACGCGCGAATCAATCCCGGAAGCGGTCGTTGCAGCCGTCGCGCTATTGTCGCCAAAGATAGCGACGCCGGACTTCTGATTTGTCGCTTGCCAGCGGTTTTCAAGCTCTTCTTTGAGAGCGGTCAAGGCACCAGCGGAGCTGAACGCCGTAACGATGACGTTGAACCATTGTGCGCCAATGTTCGCGATAACGTCAGTAAGCGACGGATCACCCGCACCACCCGTGAGCATTCCGGTCCCGGACACGCCAACACCGGCGGGGAGAACTTCACCAGCAACGTAATTCACGCGAACGTCGATGTAGTTGCCAGCCGTGCCGCCATTCTTCGCCGTGAACGTCACGACTCCGGTAGATGCGGAAGCCGTAACTGGCATGTTGTCAGTAACGGCATCTGCGACAGCCGACGCGATATCGGAAGCGGTATCGCCAACAGCCACGGCCACGTTCACGTTCTGGCCACCGATGTAAAGTGCGATAACGCCCGCGCCGGTCGCCGGACCTGTAAACGTAACAGCCTTGGAAGCCTTCGTCGTGCCATCGGCAACACCGACGGCCCAAAGCGGCATCAAGCTGTTGTTCTTGCGGAATGCGCGAACCATCAACGCAGTCTGCGAACCTTTGCCAAATAAAGTATCTGCCTGGTCGTCGCTGAAAATCTGAACCGGAACGCTTTCGTCAGCAGAACCGCCTGACAATTTCGAACCGACCAGCAACACGGTCCACGGCATAGCGCCGGAACCCGCCGCCGCCGAATTGTCAAATTCTGTCCAGAATCCAGGAACGAGAAGGTTGTTAGGAATTTCGGAGAAATTCATGTTTACCTCATACTAAAATCAAATTCATAAGACTTGTACTCGTCCCCGGCAAGCCTTACCCGGATACAATATCCAGCATCCGTAATAATCTTTTCGCGGTTCGAAGTAATTAAATTCCGTGATTGATTGCTGAAATCAATTTCAGTGTGAATCACTTCAAGATCGTTAAGAGTTTCGTTTCGTGTAACCGGCTCGAAACGCCACACGGCGCTAAATGTGATTTTTCGCGTCCCTTTGTCAGTTTCGCCGTCGCCGTTGATTTCGTCAGAAAAAGACTTTATTGTAAACTCCGAAGATGCAAGCTGGTCTTCAATAAACCATTTCGGGCGCGGATAACTTGTAAGCAAATCTACAACGTTGCTCGAAATAATATCAAACAGGTCGTCGATTTGAAAAGTTTCACCCTCAAGCTCTTGAGCACCCTGAACCACAACGTCAATTACAACGTCAGTTTCGACCCTGTAAATTTCCGGTTGTGTATCCTGGGTATCGAAAGAACTTTGCTGAACGTAAACCGACAAGAAAGCCTTTTCTTGCGGCCATGCTTTTTCAGCACGGTTGCAATAGACATCTTTGCCGATAAATGGAAGGTTAGCCGCTTTAAGTTTGTCAGTAACGGCCATGCGGATATTACGCAACGTCATTAAGCTAGTAGCCATATTCATTGCGCAACCTGCATGTCATAAGCTACTGTACCGTCTTTTTCAAAAATAAAATCACGCGCGACAAATTCACCGGACGGATTCAAAGGACTTGCAGACAAGATAAACTTGTCGCCCTTCTTCGGGCATCCTTCCGGTAAATCTGCGGAACTCACAATGAGACGCGGACGATGTGAAATCGCCTGCACCTCGGCACCGATGGCAGCACCATCGAGCGAAGGTTCATCAAAAAGCGCTTTCATCGGATACTGAACACCATTGCGGACAAGCGTAACCTGAATGCCGAAATCGTCGGTATTCAGGAACGTGTCCTGCAAATCGTTCATCATATCTTGTTTGAAAGCGCTCATTGCATGACCTTAGAACAACGTAGATTAAACAACCTTCGCGGAAACCACGGAGCCGCCGTTGACCGGAATGAACAACGGATGGGATTCAAGTTCGCGCCAACGAATCTTGCCCTTTTCAATCCATTCCCAGGCGTAAGTCTGGGTTTTGTTGATTGTGCCGTTTGCGCCATCGAATACGGCACCGTAGTGCATTTCGAAGCGTGGGTTGCCGCCAAGAAGAATCACGCGGTCGGTCGGCATCATCGGCGAATTCTTCTTTTGTTTGTCATCAAAGAAGTATTCGTCGTAGGTGTACAGGTCAACGCCTTCGATGCGTCCCTGGAAGGTCACGCCGGGGAAATCCTGATCTTCGCGCGGAGCGATAGCGCCGAGATCGATACGGCGGTTGTTGAGATACGTATGAACGGCCGTATTGGCGACAAACGCATCCCAAGCCTGACCGCCGAAAACTGCACGGCGAACAGACGTACCACCGGACAAAGCAACCTTGTCGCGAGACTGCTTGCGCATCCACTTAATCGGGTCGCTGTTCTGGGCATCGAACTTGTCGCCAGCGGCGGCCGTGAAGATGTTTTCTGCGGGAATCGGAGCGTTGATGTCGTCGCCAACGCCTGTAATTACTTTACCCGTAGAAAGGATTTCAACAATCTGCTGTTCTTCGCGACGTTCAATGGAGCGCTGCAAGTCGAGCATATCTTCAATAACGAGGCCGCTCATAACCGCTTCGCTTGAGGCCGTTTCAGCGCTGATGTCAACGATAGACTGACCTGGCAAACGGATTTCAAGATCCTTTGCAGTGATGTTACGGGACGCGCCAACCTTCGGCGGTGTGTAAGTAATGGTTTCGTAGCCGTCACGGGCAATTACCTTGCCATCTTCTTCGTCGCGAACATACGGAGCGAGGAAGCGGGTCTTTTTCTCGATGTCAATCAAGAAAGACTTTGTTCGATGTGTGATCGTCGA